CTCAAGTTCGACTTGCCAGCACCCGTGAACGCAGCGGGCGGCGTTTATCGAGAAGGCGACTGGTTATACCTGAGCTTTCAGTACGACCCAGTAAAAGTTCGAGCAGTCAAGTTGCTTCCCGGCGTCACGTGGCATCCCGGTTCGAAGGCATGGAGAGCCCCGGTTACAGCAATCCGAGAAGTCATCAAGTGGGCCGAGACGTTTGGCGAACAGATTCAAGGCGAACTCGTTGAGGAAGCGAATGCACTTGATGTCGCAAGAGCAGAAGCAATCGCATCGTCCAAAGCCAAAGACGCAGAACTAGAAATCCCGACACTCAAAGGCCAGCTACTTGCATACCAAAAAGCTGGAATCGTGTATGCGTCCAAAGCACGACGCTGTTTCATTGCCGACGACATGGGGCTTGGAAAAACCATGCAAGCAATCGGAACACTGGAAAATACAGGAAGCTACCCAGCTGTTGTTGTCTGTCCACCAGGCCTTGTGCTGAACTGGCGAGATGAATTCAACAAATGGCTGCCGCACCGCACCGTTGCATACGTAACAAATCGCTCCGAGTTTCCTGAACCAAACAGCTACGACGTGCTGATAGTTGGCTACTCAAACATAGACCATTGGTGCAACCTTCTTACAAAGCACGTTGGGTATGTGTTTGATGAGTCCCACTATGCAAAGACTCCGACGGCGAAGCGAACAAAGTCTGCCATCAAGATGGCAAGGTCAGCCCCGGATGATGGACTAGTTCTGTGTCTTACCGGAACACCGATTACCAATCGACCTGCAGAGTACGCAGCTCAACTGGACATACTTGGTGTTCTAAATAAATTTGGAGGGTTATGGGGGTTTTACCGACGCTACTGTGGCGCATTTCGTGACCGCTTTGGCCAATGGCATGTTGATGGGGCAACAAATCTGGAAGAACTCAATGACACGCTCCGTTCCTTGTGTTACATCCGACGAACCAAAGACCAGGTATTGTCGGAACTTCCACCCGTACGACATTCGCGTGTAATCATTACCGGTGCGCCGGCTGCAATGAAAGAATACTCAGAAGCCCGTAACGACATTGTTCAATACCTGGTTGACCGTGCGCGAGAGATTGCGCTGGAAATAGGTGCATCACCGTATTCAGCCGCTGTACGCACCCGTATACGCGCAGAATCGCACGAACACTTGATGCGGATGTCCGTACTGCGTCGACTGGCCGCAAAAGCCAAGCTTGATGCCGCATACGAATGGATTGATGAAAAAATTGGCATGGGCGAGAAAGTTGTTGTAGCGGCGCATCACCGAGACATTGTTGATGCGATATCAAATCATTACTGTGGTCTGAAGATTCAGGGCGGGATGAACGTGGAGGATGTTCAGACAGCCAAAGCTTTGTTCCAAGCCGGCAGTATCGACGACGCACCAGTAATTGTTTTATCAATCCAAGCTGCCAAGACCGGACACACGCTAACTGCCGCCCAAGAAGTGCTTTTTGTAGAACTCCCGTGGACGCCCGCCGATGTTGACCAGACTTATAGCCGTTGTCACCGCTTCGGTCAGAAGGGTTCAGTAATGGCCACATATCTATTGGCTGCTGGAACAATCGACGAGGAGATGTATGCGCTAATTGAAGCCAAGCGCAATGTAGTAAATGCTGCAACAGACGGCGTAGAAGCGGAAGAGCGCGCAATGGCGGAAGATATCGTGATGAATTTCTTGCAATTGGGCCTAGATTTTGATAAACAGTAGGGGTATTATTTACTAATGGGAAAGGAAATGAAAATGGGAATTCCAACAACGGAAGAAGGTTGGGAACTCGAGATGGAGATTCTCCAAATGCTCGAGGATGGGCTCATTGAGGTGTGTGGTGAGAACGAAAACGGCGAGGCGCTTATTCGCATAACGGACAAGGGCCGTCGTGTTTACGAAACGTTCCAGGACAGCTCAGACGATGGAGATAAATAAGAAGTCTGCACCACAGCGTGCCGTTCTAGAAATATCTCGCTCCGGTTCATGGGGCAAAGTTGAATACGCACATCGCCTTGAATGTGGCCATACCGAATATCGAAAGCGTGCATTAACAACCGGCAAGATTGCATGCACTTTATGCGTTAAAGCAAAGGTGGCCGAAGCAACGCTTACCGAGATAGCAAAAATTGCATCTGTTGAATACGCAGAGCCGGTATGGATTGATGAGATTGCCTCAGATATTGCAACCGCAGAGACGGATATTGGGAAGCTAAGAGCATCGCTTGCTTCATCCCTCGATGTAAGCCCTGAGGCTATTGATGTTGTATCCGAGCAGAACGAGAACGGTTTAGAAGTTTCTTACGTTGTTGTATTTCTTGATGCGGAGCAGGCTAACCGTATAGCCGGCCGCTCATTCACTTTCGAGTGAATCCTGCTCCTGTTGAATCGTGTAGGCGCGCGTACCTGGTCCAATCGGGTTTACCGAGGTGATATTGATTTCGTGAATCAAAAGATTACGAACAAGCCAGTGAAGCGGATATGAGCGTGGGTCTTTATTGTGTTTCTTGCGGAATTCAGCACAGTAAGCACGGGCGCGAGTCTTTAGACCTGGGGTCGCCATATTGTCTTCTATGCAGCGCTTCACACCATCCCACCCGTCTACGGCGTATTGCATAATTTGTTTCTCAAGGTCAAACTCTGTCCAAAGCCGGCGTTGTGCATCGATATGCGGGAAGCATTCGTATAGACGGTCATAGAACTCTGGCTCTGTTGCAATCACGTCGCCAATACGTCGGATTGCTACGGCGTGGAGCGGTATCCCTACTCGTGTATTGCTGCCCGTCAATGCTGCAAGGTCGTAATACTTGCAGTACTCGGCTCCGTGCTCTTCCGAGATGAACTTCAGCACATCATCTGTTGTCCAGTCGTAGATGACTTTTGCAAAACGAAGTGGAATGCTCTTCTTCATCCGGAAAGGAATAACTATGTAGTTCTCGTGGAGTTTCTGTACACACGAGCGATAACGAATCATTGACTCATTTGCGCGAACACCGGTGATGAATGCAACGCGACCTTTCTTGCCCTGCATTGTGTAGTAATCGACCGACTCTGGAATTGATTTAGATGGGTCTAGACCAAAGTGTTCTGCACGTATTGCCCATGGTGGCATTGGTCGCACAAGACGATTGTTCTCTTCACGGAACTTGGACCATAGGAGACAGTATTCACGGCGTCCAAGCACCCATACCTCTGCGCCATACGGCAGGCAATACCACTCCATATCAACCCAGTCATAGTTTCGTACTTTCTCAACGAACTCGACTACCGCAGGACTTACCATTTCCTCATCACGGAAAATCACCTTGACAGGTCCAAGCCCACGTTCTTCGTGAATCTCTTTTGCTAGATATAAAACTGCTGTTGAATCTTTCCCGCCAGAGAACTGGACACAAACAGTATCGAATGTGTCGTAGACATGACGCATTCTTTCTCTGGCCGCATCGACACAGTTCATGTCGAGGAAGAGGCGCTGTCTTGTCATGCTGTTGGTATCGGCCAAACGTATTCAGCCGTAGGGTCATCAACCCAACCGAACTGTGAATAGTGTTTAGGAAACTTGCGAAGAAGATTTGAGCGATGGCTGGAGTGGACGCGGTCGTCTCCCCACCAAGATGGGAGGTCTGTCGGGTCTGAATCACCCAATGCAGAAATCTTTCCTAGACAAGTATCTTTGTATCCAAGATTTATCCACGCCTCACACATTGCAATTCCGTATGCGATGAGACCGCTTTCATGACCTGCCCACATCTTCGTTGCTGGGTGATTTTTCCATCCAGCTTTACCAAGACCTGTTAGCGAGTTAAGGATTTGTAATGTTTCAACTCGTTGCTTGCCAAGACGGCGGTAATCAAGAACAACTGCGCTTTGTGTGAAATCTGGATACGGAACGAATGTTTGCATGTGACCAGCATAGCGGGCATGTATAGAATACGCAAATGAATAAAAAGCACTACGAAGTCTATGAATTAGACACATATGGCGATGGGACCGATGTCTGGCAAGCATTGTGGGACAAGAACGAGAACATCATTATTTACAGAGGAACTAAATCCGATGATGCAATAACTGTCACACGGATGCAAAATATTCACGTTGCTCGTGGAAAGAAACGGTTTACTGTTAATGAGTTTTTAAAACTCGTTGATGAATTTATTTCAGAAACTGCAGAGTTCGAAAAGAAGTTTAAATAAAAATTGGGGTGACCTGGGTAGAAAGGAAAAAAGGACCCAGGTCACCCCAGATTGCGGAGGCGTTCCTAGGTCCGGTCGGAGTAGAAACGTTCTTGCACAACCTGACAGAATTCTATACACAGGTTGCCCGGTGGTAGAGTAAGGGTAAGGAGATTTTTTCGATGGCACATGAACTTGAAATAGTGGGCAAAAAGGCCAAGATGGCCTATGCCGGAGGTGGCGACAGAATGCCGCCATGGCACAGGCTTGGCACCCGTATGGAAGGTCTCCAAACGATGGAGGCAATGCTTGAGGCTGCACAGGCTGATTACGACGTGATTCTTACCCGTGTCGCAGCAGTGGACGACAATGGAGAATTGATTCGCAACTCTGATGGTTCGGTTGTTCTTGTCGAAGATAGCCGTGCAACCATCCGACAAAACTTGGATGGCTCATTTAATGCGTTGGCAACCGTTGGAACGCGCTACGAAGTGCGACAGAATCGTGAGGTTCTTGAACGTGCACTTGCTGTTGTTGGTGCATCTGAGGGCGATGCAGTAATGGACACGGTTGGCGTTCTTAGAGACGGTGCTCGTTTCTTTG